ATGAATCATGATTCGTGCCCGAATGCCTCGGCCAACTTGATGATGGCCTCTCTGAAAGAGTGTGTGCCGATGACCCTGTTTAGGTTTGGATTAGTCTTGGTGGCCATTGGTGTGACCTGGCTTGCGTTTGTGTGGTTTCTCGCAGGGAGCCTATTCTAATTCCCCGATCACAAGCTGCTCAGCCCCATGATGGGTGGTAGGCACGAGCACGGAATTTTTTCCCCTTTCTCAATCTCTCATTGCTACATCAGGGAGATTTCACCATGCAGCATTCACCTCACTATAAAATCGACTACCTGTATCACGGCGCTTACAAGACCTTCTTTATCAGAAGCGATGTCATGAACAATTCGGAGGCGTGGCACTGGGCCGCAGTTGATGCAGGCATAGGTCAGATTCCTAAGTACCGCAGCGACAAGGTCCCCAAGGTCAGTAAGCCGCTTGCAGAGAGACTGGGTGTCACTGATGTGGAGTGGAAACCGGCCTAATTTCAGTCGAGCCTGAAGGGCCTACAGGGTCTAGTTGGCCGATCTGTAGCATCCGGCGGTTCCTACAACGCCGTTGATGTTCAGCTGCCTAAGCCAGAAAAGCCCATCACCGGTGGTCGACGATTTTATGATTTCTTCGCCAGTGCGAGACATACCGGCTGCTTATGACTTTCTGCCCCAGTACTTTTGCCCGCCGATAGCCAATCATTCCTGAGCCAGATGCTGACTTACGCTATAGATGGGAAAGGTAGGAATTCGGATGTTCCTCCTCCGCGCATATGGAGATGTGTGATGCCTCAGATATTTGATGTGAATAGCTACTGCCAAGAACTCAGCAAAAGCGACGTGCTCAGCGCCAGGCTCATTGGCTGGACAGGCCGATGGTCCTTGTGCGGAAGCTTCGTCCTCTGTTGCCAGTGTCTGAGCCTCCAGGCAGTCGATGACGCCAGTCAGCCGTTTAAACATCTCAAGGGATGCTCAGCCTCCGAGATCGGCCGCTATCCGTGGCAAGAGCTGAGAGAGGTTATCGGCGCAGTTGCTGCCCCAGCCGTCACCAAGGCGGTAAGGAAAGCAGATGACCCGTAGGTCACGACTACCTGGAGTTCTCATAACAGGACATTCGTTAAATAGCCCCCTACAGAAAAGCCCACCCCGGTGGGCTTTTTTGCGCCAGCTGGAAACCAGACCCCGGCTCTCTGGTCTATCATTTCCCACGCTTATGGTCATAGCCCCACGCATCTCCAGGAGGTCATCGTGTCGTTACCCATCACCGCCCGGCAACTCAACGCCTTGCGGGCACTGCAACATACTGATCCCGATCTGGGCGAGCTGGCCACGGCCATTGCGCTGGCGTTTAACCCAACGAACATTGAGAACCCGCAGTTGGCCAGACTGATTCTCGAGAAAACCTGCCGACGCATCGTCGCTGGCCAGCCTGGCAGTCGCGAAGCCATGATCCTGCACTTGGAGACCTTCGGAAACTTGAACTGTCTGTCGCCCGAGCAGGTCACTGAGTTTACTGACCGGATCAGGAAGCTGGCTTAATCATGCCCCAAGGTATCCAGGAAGAAGCCCTGCGCGTCATGCTCGAGGGCGGCGCTGTACGCGACGTGCTGGTCAGTCGTCATAACGAAAAATGGACGTTGGCCATTCGCCTGGGCGGCGCGGGCAGTCGCTGGCTCCCGGTACGCTCGCGCCGCGAAGCGTTGCGCACCTGGGCCAGCTTGACGGCGGTGGGGCGGTTTGCCGAGGCGGCGGGGATCCGTGCCTTTCAGGTTGAAGTCTGAAGCGATCGGCTAGGTCTGCGAGGCGTTCACCAGGGGCACGCTCAGGTCATAAATGTCCATCATTGCCTCGTCCCGATGACCACTGGCTTCCTGCTTGTCCGCCCGATTACCCACAGTGTCGGTGATGCCTCTCCGCTTGAGGTCGTGCAGTCCAAAGCGCTGTTCGGCGGTGATCGTGCCGTCGGCGATCGCCGAGGTGATGAATCGTTGCCAGGCGGTGTCCAGGCTGGATTTACGCAAGGGGCCGCCATGACTGGCCACGATCAGGTAACGCCGCTCGGGCCGCAACGGAATCACTGTCGATTTGCTCGCCCACACCTTGGTCCGATAGGCCTTCGCCCCGTCCCAGGCCGCGCGCAAACGCGGCGTCCAGCGCACGATATTGTCCCGGCTACCTTTGCGCCGGTTGGTCAGGATGCCTTCGGCCAATTCGTGGGCATCGGTCAGGGTAATGGTCTCAATGCCGCGTAGACGGCACAGGTAGCTAATCTCCATCACGTAGCTCAGGTACTGCGGACAGCCGCCTTTCTCGTTCCTGGCCAAGCGGCCAAACGCCAGGGCGCGGTCGACCAGGTCGTCCATGACCTGGTGCCCCGGTAGCCGTCGGCGTTTGCGCTCCACCGGCGCTTCGATGCCTTGCGCCGGATTGATGTCCAGGAACCCCCGGTTGCGCCCCCACTGCAGCACGCGGCGCAGGTAGCGCAACACGTGCGCCGCTTTGGAGGGCGTACCCTCGTCAGCCAGCCGGTCAACGATGCGCTGGATCAGCGCGGCCGTGAACTTCCTCACCTGCAGATCGCCCAGCGGCTTGCCCAGTTTGGTGGGGATGGCCAGCAGCACGTCACGCGAATAACAGTAGTCGTCATGGGTGTTGGGGCTGAGTTTCTTGTAGCGATCGCTCTGGTGATATTGCGTACAGACGTAGCGCAACGTGCCCTGGTCCACGCCCGAGGTCTGCTCCATGATCTGGTGCAGTTCGGCCAGGGTGACGTCGGCAGGCGCGACGTTGCGCCGTCGCTGTTTACCGTGTTCGTCGTAATGCAGCGTGTACCACACACCGGCGTTGCGATGATCAAAGTAGATGGCCGCTGGGAGAGCGGCCTGATCGACATGACTGGGGATGTGCGGATTATGTTTCCGCTTGCGTGCTCGCCTCATAGGATGTTGATGTCGTAGTGCTCGGTGGCCACGGACTCAATGCCCGCCGCCTGGTGAATGAGACCCAGCGTCGTCCAGGGGCCGGTGCGCCCCCTGAACATGCGGATGCCCTGATTGATCAGGGAACGTTCGACGTCGGAGCGGCGTTGATAGCCGGTGATGCGCTGCAGGTCCTCAAACGTGAGGACGGTGCTGGTGGGGGAATTCATGATTGCTCTCTACGGGAAGCAGCAACCAGGGCAGTGTAGCGTTTCGCCCTGGTGCTAAAAGCCAGAAGCTAAAGGCTCAATTACTGACAGGTTGACGGGCAAGCACTTGGGTAATGACTTGAGCGTCGACGGCGGTCAGGTCGCCCTGCCTATGGGCGAGGGTGGCGAGGTTGGTCAGGCGGTCGCGGGCATCCGGCGTCTTGTGCACCAGGTAACCGATCAAGGCCGCGCCGATGATGGCGGTGGCCACGGTTCGACGGCTGGGAGTGAAGCGCGCATGGGTACGCGGATCGTGACGTGTGGTAGCCTCTTGGCTATCGCTGATAAGTGGTTGTACTAGCAAGGTGCGGCTCCTTTCAGTGGTTGGTGTCGGGGAGGTACGAACTCCTCGACGCCCTTGTTTCCGGTGTTAACCGGCGCTTGGGTCCAGCGGATCCGATCGCACAAGGTGAATCACCAGGCTCTCCAGATCGGTGACCTCTTCGGTCTCTGACTGCCATTCCAAAACCGCTTGAATCTGGTCGCGGCTGCAGCCCATCACCAGAATCTCGCGCTCACCTCGAGCGGCGCGGACCTCCAAAATCCCCAGCAGACCTTCAACCGCATAGGCATGCGCGTGGACGACCGGAAAGCCATCGCGGGTTTCGGTCAGTCCAGCGAACACCACGCCGGTCATATGAGCTTTTTCGACCGGGGTGCCGCTAATTACTTGAATCTGCATCGACGTTTCCTCGTTCGTTAATCAGGCCGCTTGGAAAATCCAGCACCGCACGGTTTTGGCTTTGTTCGCTGCGTCAACGTCCCAGGCCGAACACACGTTCCGGTTGGTTTCGATGAACTTCGGGCACTTGCTGGTTTTCAGGTGGCGTTTCAACTCGGTCAGATCCGGTACTTTCTGGCGCTTCTCTGCCGCTTCCTTAGCGAAGTCGTTCAGGTTCACAGCGATCAGCCCCTCGTTGCGGGAGTGATTGAGGCCCCCGGCGGTGTTGTTCAGGTACTCGTACAGTTCCCAGAATTCGACGACGATTGGGTGGTCTGCGTTGATCGCCAGCTGGCGTTCCTTGGCCATGCTCTGGATCTCCGCATGGGCGGCCTTGAGCTGCTGCTTTGTCAGCGGTACGACGTGCACCAGGGCGTCGACCAGCGCGTGCAATTGGGCGTGATTCTTGGCAATCCGCACGGTGCGAATTTCAGGCAGGGCCAGCAGCTGCTGTTCGTAGATCGGCACCTGTTCACGCACGGTCTGCATTACGCTGCTTTCTTTCATTGTGGCCTTGACCAGGAACCCGCTGACGCGGTCGACCGGCATACGCTCCAGTTTCTCCACCAACAGCTTGGTCTGTGGGGTCTGGCCGTCCTTTGTCATTGCGATGTGCACAAGACGCTGCAGGATGGGCTCCGACGCATTCACCGCATGGTTCTGACCGATTACCACGGCCCCCCGGAACGGAGGTTCGCGGGTGTCGTTGCCGTTATTTTTCACGCCGGTAGACCGAACGCTACGGCCGTTGTAAGCGGTCTTTAGTTCGTCCCAATCGTATTGCCTGGTCTGGCTGCCGTCGGTCTTTTCCCGCTCAGACTCGATCAGCACCACCGGCAGGTTGCCGACCTGAGCGAAGTTCCGCGCTCGAGCAACCGGTGTGCCCTTGGTTGGGTCAAAGCCCTCGTAGTCGATACGGCCGCAAAGCTTCCACAAAAACTCGATCAGCGTGGACTTACCAGCGCCTGGCTCACCGATGATTTCAGCAAACGGGTAGCTCTTTTGGTACTGGCGAATCTGTTCGGCAAATAGCGATCCAAACCAGAAAGCGAGGGCGACCAAGCCTTTGGGACCGAAACATTCCCAGATGATGTCCAGCCATTCGGTATCGAATTTTTCCAAGTCGGTATTCAAGTTGAGAATCACCGACTGGCTTAGCGTCTTGATGCTCAACCGCTCCATGTCAAAGAAGTCTTCTTCGTTGAGCTTGAACACCTTCCCGTCGCGTACCGCTACCTCTCCATAGACATACGCGCCGTGCTCTTTGGTGTAGCCGGTGAAGTCGATGGTCTGCACGGTTTTGAGTGCGTCGGTCTGCTCTTCAATGAAGGCGTCGAGCTGCTGCGTGGTGCCCGTGAACATTCCTCCTGGTGCAATGCCGAGCAGACGCTTTTTGAATTCGGCAGACGAAGCGATCTGCGAGCTGGTGAAGGTGTTCTTGATAGGAGCTGCATCGTGAGCGAACGTGATCCGAAAGTAGTACCAGGCTTCGTCGGTCAGTTTGTTTTCTTGGTAGTACAGGGCCTTGGGATTGCAGGTGGCGATCCGCTGAAGCGCACCGCACTGCTGCATGGCTTTGGCCCGCATCTGTTTATTGTTCAACTGCTGATCGTCGTGGTGCTCGCTGTCTTCCAGCTCCTGGATCGCTTTGTTGTACTTCTCGAGGTCGAGCTTGAACCAATAAAGACGGTTGCCGAACTCCAAGTGAAATTCGCTACGGCGCTTCCAATCGAACATGACCAGGGCTTTTTCGGTGGCGTTTTCGGCGATCAGCAGCGCGCCGTGATGACGGGCTGTTGTTATCTCCTTATCGACTTGCTTGTCCCGAGTCTCGCCTTCGTCGAGAAAGGCCCAGCGTGTATGCAGGTCGCTCCAGTCCAGCTTCCTGTTGTCCAGCTGGGGGATCTGCGCTGCTTCGCAGACGAAGCCCATTTCACGAGCCATCCTTACCCAGCGCTTCGTGTAGGCGTGTGCCCCAGGTTCGTTATCCAATGCCCAAACAAGTTTCGGGAGTTTCCCGGCGCGAGCTGTGGCCAAGGCCTTTAATGAGTCATGAGGGAAGGCGTTGGATGACATCGCGGATACAGCGTCGATGCCGTTATGCACCAAGGCGATCGCATCAAAGATCCCTTCGACGATCCAGATCTCAGACGTGCTGGCAAGGTCAATACTCGGTGGGCACCACCAAACACCCTTGTAGCTTTCACCTGGCATGAACCGGGCTTTCATCTTCCCAAACCGTGCAGGCCGATCGATTAACCGTTCCCAGTAGCCGCCCTTTTCCAATGCAAAACGCACGGTGGCGCTGCCAGCGTTGTCCTTGCTGGAGTGGAATGATTCCTGGGTAAACCACCCTGAGATCAACTCAATTTTGAAATTGCGATGAAGCTCGAGGTATGCCCGAGCTGTGGCGGTTGGTGCATTGTCCGTTGCCGGCGCGAGCTTGCTCCAATCTTGGAACAGATCGTCGTAGATCTCTTTCACATGAACGATGTGTCCACATTTTTCCTGGCGGCCACACCTGAGTTGCCAAGGGCTTGCGAACTGGGTGTACAGCTCTCTCTTGTTACATTTCGGACACGTACCGCCGCGCATGTAATCCGTGCCTGGGCGATGTTTCAGACCGAAGTCGCGCTCGATGCGCTGCAGGACGTCGTGACGTAGAGCGTCTCTCATGGTTGCTTCACTGCGTTAAGACTGTGGGACAGGGCTGCCATCAGGCGTTTTTGCGCTGACATGACCGGGACATGGGCGATGATTGCGCCGTGGCGCAGACCGTCCGCCACGAGGCGGAATTGGTCGGCATACCAGTATTCGTTGAGGCTCAAGCGATACTGTTCACGCAGGGCTGCCAGCAATGCTTCGGCCTCTGCCGGTGGCAGTTGGGTGGTGACAATCACGGCGTTTCCCATCGTAAAACCTCGAATTCGGGCGCAGCTCACCCAAACCCACGGGGTGTGGGGCAGGCAATTTGTAGGGTTGGTGTTACGAGTTGGCTAAGCGGTAACGCCCGTTGTCCGGTGCGTTGATGATGCGTTCGTAGATCAGGCTCACCGGGATTGCCCAGGCATTGCCGGTGATCGGGTCGAAGATGACCGAATGGGTCGTCGAGCTGTTGAGGACGTCGAGGCGCTGGCGATCGCGGATTGCATGCATGTCGCTGTATGCGAGGTGCACCATTTTTTCCGCCATCTGCGTCAGCACATCGTAGTCGGCCACCAAGTGGCGAACGGTACGGCTGATCAACTGCTGATCGTTGCCCAAGTGCTCACAATGGTGGCGTTCCAAGAAGGTGAGGGCGGCGGATTTCAGCACATCCTGGTATTCCTTTACTGCAGGCGAATTGTTCATTGGGCTGGCCCTGCTTTGGCGCGGTAGAGGTCAATGGCTGCCAGCACTTCGGCGTGGCGTGCGGCCATGTGCAGGTTGTGAGCGTTGAGGATGTGCTCAGCCTCGGCTTCGGTGATACAGCCATCGGCTAAAGCCTTGGCAATCTCCTGGTCGACGCAGCCACGCTTTGCAGCGACCTGGACCGACAGTGAATACATTTCCACCGTGTCATTCGTCTCTGGATCCGGTACCGGCACGAACAGGCCGTCATACATGGCAGCGACGTAGTTGGGGAAATGCTGCGTCTTCGATTCCTGCTCGAGCTGGTAAAGCTGTGCGTCAGTCAGTGGGCGGCTGCTGTTGTTCTCGTAGGCGTGGTTATCGAACTTTTTCAGAGCCAGACCCAAGCGTGCTGCAGCGCATTCGCGCCCGCCTGGATAGCTGCAAATAATTGCGCTAACGACTTCACGACGTGTCTTAAGAACTGGGCTTTTCATGTTCTGCTTTTCCCTGCTGATGCGTGCCATTACTGTGCAATCACGCCGTCTTTGATCCCCAGCAACACGGCGGCTCGATGTGCCTCCCCGCGTCGACACTGGCTCTGGCCACTCAGCACTGCGTACACGGTGCTGGGATTCAATTGGTGCTTCTCAGCGAAGTCTTTCGCTGTCTGACCTTTTCGTTCCAAAGCTTCCCGAGCCTCGCGCCGGGCTTGCTCGTTGATGGTGCTGTTCGGCATAGTGCAATTCCTTGCGACTTCGTGTGATGTAGTGCAAAGGATGTGGCAAAAAACTGCCAATGTAAATATGGAAGATGGAAATATTTTGACTCTGTCCGAAGAGATAGGCGCAAGACTGCGCGAGCAGCGCACTGCAAACGGCCTGACCCAAGATCAAGTGGCTGAAAAGCTGGGGGTCTCCAAACGGACGCAAGGAAACTACGAGTCGGGGGCAAGTGATGCGCCGGCTGCGTACCTGAGTGTCGTTGGTAGGGAATTGGGTTTTGACGTTCCTTACATACTCAATGGTGTGCGCAGCACACTGGGGAGCGATGCTTTGGATCCGACCGAGGACTCGATCATCAAGAAGTACCGCAGCATTCCGGAGGACGACCAGAAAACGATCCGCCGGCTGCTTGACGCGATGGCAGTCATGGAGGCGCGTGGCCTGAATTAGGCTGTGACAAATTGATAACACTTCAGGCGCTCCCCTCTGGCCTAAGGCTCTACTCCGCCCGATAACGTCGATTCACTCATGCACCTATGGAGCAGTACGCATGTTGGATCGCGCTAAATTTGAAGGCAGTTACAACGAATCCCGTGAGAATGATTGGCAGCCAATTACCGCATTGGAGCTGCGGTTGATTAGGCTTTACCGGCGAATGTCTGACGAAGATCAGCAGCGGGTGAGGCGGATGACAGAAGTACTCTCGGAAGTCCCTGACATCGACAAAGCAATCACCTAACCAGCTCGCTTGTCTTTACGTTGCATCAGGCGCTGGCCCCCGTGGCTGGCGTTCCCGCGCTATCACGCTGCCCCCAGCTGGTCGAACAGTTCCCGCTGTTTCGCCCGTGACATATTCTTGAGGCTGTCGAAAAGGAGCCGGTCCATGGCTTGTGCCGACGGGCTGAGCGTGTGCGAAAACGTCAGATTTGCCACCCAGGTGTGCCCGCACTTTGCGTCCAGGCACTGGCAGTACAACTTGGCGAAGTCATTGGAAAGCTGATCCCTTGAAGCAATCCGCCCTCTGTGCCCGCACTTACATGTGATCCTCATTGCGTCCCTCCCCAGGGCCAGCCAATTGCCACCATTTTGCCACATTATGTAGTGGCATTGCCTGCTCTAGACACTGGATGTAGTGTTTTCCACTGGTGCTGGCGCTTCTCTCCAGGCAATCCGCCTGTCATCCCGCAAGGTATCGTTCAGTTGGCTGAAAAGTTGACAGATCGGTCTAATTTCATTGCTCGTGTAGACCCGATCGATCTTTTCGATATCGCCGAAACCAGCACTGTTTTCCGGGATGATCCCGGCGAGCGCGGGGTTCATGCGCCAGGCGGCGATCACGTCGTTGCGTGTGATGTTCTTGACCTTCTCCAGCTCGTCCTTCGCCTGGAAATCCCCGACCGGAATGATCTGGACCGCTTTCTCGGCCCCGCCCGGGATGTTCAGGAACAGCGAGCGGAAGTTGCCCACGCCCTTGCTGCCGGAGATCTGCTCGCGCAGGTTCTCTTCGTCCTTCTCGGTCAGGTTCGGGTCGTTGGTGTAGAACACGTATCCCGCGTGCGCGCCGTTGGCGTAGTAGCGGCGGCGGAACAGAGTCGCGGCCTCGTTGAGCAACAGGGCCTGCATCCCACCCAGATAGTCCGGCACGCCGTAAATGTCCTGCTCGACGTCGTAATCCATGACGTGCTCGATCTCGTCCTGGTCGAATTCCATCTCCTTTCCGTTGGGCAGCAACATCACATACCCGCCGTCGACCTTGACCCGCATGTTGATGGCCGGGAGGTGCTGCATTTCCAGCACCTGGCCCAACAGGTTGGGCTTGCGATACAGATAGGCTTCACCGAACACCACGAAATCCAGCCCAGCGCGCCCGATGGTGGCCACGCTGCAGCCCTGGGACGGGATGAATTCGCGCAGCAACAGGTTGCGCTTGAATTTTGGGATCGCGCCGTGGTGCGCATTGGCGCGCAGCAGCTTGGCCAGCCCTTGGCGGGATACCGGCGGTTTGTAAAGTCGGCCATCCTCCGAAGCAAAAACGCCAAGGTAGTTGCCCATGCTGCCAACCAGTACCTGTTCGGGATCTCCGAACGCGAACGACCGGGTAGGGGGCTTGGGTTGGATCGGTTGGTCTTTCACTTTTCGCTTGGTCATGGGGGCCTTTAGTTGCTGAACACGTAGCGGCTACGTTGTTTTTTGTCAGTGTTGAGGGGTTCATTGGCCAGGGCATGCATGATTGCCCAGGCCACGTCGGCGTGACCGGTGGCGTCGGTGCGTGATGCGCTGTATGTGATCTGCCCGCTGCCAGTGGCCCCGCGCTTTATCGTCAGGAAGGCCTGGGCGATGTCATTCCAGCCGGCGTCCCACTCGATGCGGCTGCCGACAATGGTGTCCTGCGCCTTGAGCACCAGGCTGTTCTTGGTCTCCAGGCTGTAGTGGATCGAGGTCGCACGCGGATAGAAGTCGCGCACGATGTCGAACACGCCGTAGCCGATGCCCGTGGTGTCGATGCCGATGTGCTGGACGTTGAAGCGCTCGGTGAGGCGCTTGACCTGCTCGCCCTGGTACTTGAACGACTGGCCCCGCCAGCTGTGTTTCTCGAGAATCCGAAACTTGCCATCCGGCTCGAGCGGCGGGGCGATGACCACGCACGTCGCATCGTCGCGGGTGCGGCTGGGGTCGTAGCCGATCCAGACCGGACTGTTGCCAAATGGGCGCGGATCGTCAGGGTCGTAGTCGGTCCACAGCGACAGGTCGGAGTAACAGCGCTCCAGATCGCCCAGGTGGAACACGCTCTGGGTGCTGTCGATGAATTTGCACATGAACAGCTGCTGGAATTTGTCCTCGTCGTACTCCAGCTGCAGCTGCTCGAGGTCGAACAGATCACAGCCTCCGGCGATCGCATCCAGGATGGTGATGACCTTGCGCCATTGGCCGTCCGGACAGAGCGAGCCTGCCGATGTTTGCTTATCGCTGGGCCATGGCTCTTTCGCGTTCTTACGCTTGCTGTTGCGGAACTTCTCACCGGTCCAGAAGGGATACGCCTGGTGCGACACCGCGCTGGGCGTAGAAAAGTAGGTTTTGCGCCATTTCTTGTGGGTCGCCATGGCGCTGGCCACGGTGTTCAGCTTCTCGAAATCCCGGATCCAGAAATATTCGTCGACGTACACGTGCCCGTGGTGGCCCTGGGCAGTGCTGCTGTTGGTGCTGAGAAAGCGCAGCTCGGCCCACGGCTTACCATCCTTGCTGAGCACGATCGGGTTGCCGCTCAGCTCCAGACCGAACCATGCCTGGGCAAACGAGATGATGTAGCTGCGGAAGATCTCGGACTGGGCGCGGCTGGCCGACAGAAATATTTGGTTGTCGCCGGTCAACACCGCATCCATGAACGCTTCGCCGGCGAAGTAGTAGGTCAGGCCCACCTGGCGGCTTTTGAGGATGTTGCGGATCCGCGCAGTCAGCGGGTTGATCTTCGCGGCGTACAGCTCTTTCTGGTAGCCGTACATTTTGCTGATGAACTTGTCCAGGAAGTCGACTTCGGTCAGGTCGCTGACGTCGTTCTTCACTGGTTTCTGCTTTTTCTTCCCGCCCTTGTCGCCCCGATCGCCTTTATCCCGACGTTCGCTGCGCTGCTCGTTGCGGCGGTGGCCACCGTCCTCGATCGGATCCACCGCCGGCATCGGCGCCGGTTTGGCGCATTGCTTGGCCAGGCGCTCGCGCACCGTGGTCAGCCGGTCGAGTTCGTCCAGGTCGCCTTTGGTCAGGGTGGTCTGTTTATCCAGGATGAGTGTGATCCGCCGACTGACAGCAGTCAGCGGTTCTTCATCCGACAGCATGTCGTCCCATTCGCCTTGGCGGATCCAGTAATAAACGATCCGGATGTTGGGCAGGGATAACTGCGCCTGAATTTCACGCGGCTTACAGCGGCGTAAATAGAGGCGTTTGGCGGCTTCTTTAAGTTCGGGAGCGTATGGCATGGCCGCAGTCTATGCGGCGAAAACGCTGGAAACGCGGGGTTAAAATCCGGGTTCGTCCTATAACGCGAAAATAGGACCAACGCATAAGTTAATCAATTGTTGGAGGGGCGGCGGCTCCCTATCTTGGCGGCTCAACTCACCGATTGAGCGCAGTTATCGCCATGCCCCGTTCCCTTGTTTCGTTCTGGAAACGTGTCGCCACCAGCGGCCCGACCGTTGACGGTCGCGTAATCCTTCCCCAGGAACTGCGTGATATCGCTGAGACCTACAACACCGCGACTTACACCGCTGTGATCTGGTCCGAGCACGACCGCTGGGACGGCTCCCACGGCACCGTATTTTCTGTACGCCTGGTGGAAGGCGTTGAAGGCCTGGAAGAAGGCCAGGTTGCACTGGAAGCCCAGTTGAAGCCAAACGACCGACTGCTTTGGCTCAATGATCAAGGCGAAAAGCTGTTTACCAGCATCGAAATTACCCCTGACTTTGCCAACACCGGCAAGGCCTATCTGACCGGCCTGGCAGTGACCGATTCGCCGGCCAGCCTTGGTACCCAGGAACTCTACTTTTCCCGCCGCACCGGTAAACGAGTGCACTACGCGGCTGCGTTGCCCCTGGGCGCGCTGAGCGAAGAAGAGCCTGTGGGAGAAATCAGCAAGCTGACGGGTTTGCTGACTCGGCTGTTCAGCCGCTTCGCGGTTGAGCCAGCCACCGATTCGACACCCACCACTCCAACTGAGAACCCCCCAATGGATGAAGCTACAGCCAAGGCGTTGAAGGCCTTGAACGAGCAGCTATCGCTCGTCGTCGCCGGCATCGCTGCTGTGATCGAACCTGCCACCGCCGAAGTCGAGGAACCGGTTGTTACCGAAGTCGACGATGTAGCGGCTGCCGTCGACGCCATCGTTGCCGACGCCAAGGCCGAAGGCGAGTTCGCTCGCAAGGGCAGCGACAACGCCCGTCTTGATCGCCTTGAGCAGATCCTCGTGAAGGCGTTCAGCACCCCGGCAGGCCGCGTTGTTCCGCGCACCACCGGTTCCACCTCCGACGCCAAAAAGCGGGTGCTTTGACATGAGCCAGCAATCCCTGAGCCAGCGTGCTCTTAAGCAGTACTCCGAACTGCGCGAAGCGATCGCCGATACCTATGGCGTCGACGTGTCGCGCCAGTTCAACGTCGACCCGACCATTGCCCAGGAACTGAACGACAAGATCACCGAGCGCGCCGACTTCCTGGAGCGCATCAACGTCGTACCGGTTACCGAGATCAAGGGTCAGAAGGTCATGCTGGGCGTCAATGGTCCGGTGACCAGCCGCACCAACACCAAAACCACCGACCGCGAAGCCAAGGACGTGACGGACCTGAATGGTCTGGATTACGAACTCTTCTCCACCGAATCCGACGTGGGGCTGCCATTCGCCAAGATCGACAGCTGGGCCAAGTTCCCGGACTTCGCTGAGCGCTATTCGGCTGCGGTCCAGAAACAGATCGCGCTCGATCGCATCATGGTCGGCTGGCACGGCGTTCTGGCTGCTGTGCAAACCGACTTGATCGCCAATCCGCTGCTGCAGGACGTCAACAAAGGCTGGTTGCAAATCGCCCGCGAGCAGATCCCTGAGCAGGTTCTTGAGCAAGGCGCGACCGCAGGCAAAATCACCCTCGGTGCCGGCGGCGATTACGAAAACCTCGACGCCCTGGTACATGACGTGAAGCAGATGGTCGACACGGTTTTCCGTGACGGCGGTGATCTGATCGCGATCGTGGGCAGCGACCTGTTGGCCGCTGACAAGGCCAAGTTGTATTCCAACCAGGCTGGCAAACCCACCGAGAAAGAACGCATCGAAAGCGCCCAGGTCATCGCGACCTATGGCGGCCTGCCGACCTTCACCGTCCCGCACTTCCCGGCAAACGCCGTGGTGGTCACCAGCTGGGACAACCTGTCGATCTACTTCCAGGACAGCAGCTGGCGTCGTCACCTGATCGAGAACCCGAAGCGCTCGCGCATGGAAGATTACAACGCCCGTAACGAAGGCTATGTGATCGAGCAACTGGGCAAATTCGCGGCTGCTGAAAAAGTGGAGCTGGTCTGATGAGCTTGGCACTGGCGCACAAACGCCGCGTACTCGCCCAAGGCCCAGCGGCCACTGTCGCCGGTGCCAAGGCAGAGGTGTATTCCTCCGCCACTGCGCTGACCAGCCCAGCGAACGGGCAGAAGCACCTCAAGTTGATGGAAGACGCCCTGGCGGTTGATCTGGCTCGTATCAGCGAGATCAACAGCCACGAACTGCGCCGTCAGCTCAAGCGCGACGAGCTGCTGCCTAAATACCAAGAATACGTACAGCGGTACCGCGATTCCGGATTGAGTTTCCCGAACTCGGTGCTGATGTACGTCCTGATTTGGCTGTTCGACACCGCCGATTTTGAAAAGGGCTTGGAGCTGGCCGATTTCGCCATCTCTCAAGACCAGGCATTGCCGGAACGCTTCAATCGGGACATTCCGACCTTCGTGGCGGATGAGGTGATCGACTGGGCCGAAGCTGAATACAAGGCCAAGCGCAGTCCGGAACCGTACCTGAGCAACCTGCTGCCCCGGGTGGACGGTGAATGGTCGTTGTACGAACGCATCCCCGCTCGCTACCACAAGTTGCTCGGCATTTTGGCGATGGATCGCCGTGACTGGCCGGTGGCGATCCAGCACATGGAGCGCGCTATCGCGCTGCATGACGCGATCGGCGTCGGTACCAAGCTTGAAGGTGCCCGCAAGGCGCTGGCCAAGCAGGAAGCGCAGGCGAAAACCGACGCGACCACACCAGCAACCGCATAACCGACTACCCCCCCAGCGGGGAACTGTGGAAGTGAGTCAGCCATTTATGGCCGTCGACTCACCACCACCAGTTTCCCCGCCCTATTCGAGCGCCCAGCAATGAGCTTTTCAGGTAACCCCACCAAGTTTGTGGAACAGCAGATCGGCAACGACGGCTTCTGGCCTGACCTGTCCGTGACGGAGTTCCAGAAGGCGTATCGCCTTCCTGGTGAATACCTGGGCGATCTGCTGGCTGCTGATTTGACCACTGCAATGATCGAGGTCAACAACGACCTGGCCATCTGCAAATCCAGTTGGCAGTCCGCTGGTGTCTCCAGCTTGGAATCTGCTGACCCTATGGTGCTGCCGGAACGCACATTTCAAGCAGCGACGTACAAGCGCGCCGTGTATTGCCGCGCCAAGGCCAGCCTTCTGACCCAGTTCGCCACCGTGACCCGCCGTGAGAGCGCCGAGAACACTGGCAAGGAACTGCCGGAGCGGTCGGAAACCTTCCTCGCTTTGAGCCAGGCCGCTGTTCGTTCGCTGCAGGGCCGTGGCCGCATCACGGCGTCGCTCCTGTGATCAAGCTGCAGGCTTTGACGGCCTATCTGATCGAACGCCGCCTGGTGCAGGCCGAGCAGCTCGACAGCTGGTCCGACCAGGTGCAACTGGAATTGATCTGGAAGCCTGACGTCGACGGCATGCGCATGGGCGACATGAACTACGGCGCGACCATCGTCCTGGAGCGTTTCGCTGATCACCCGGCCCGCCTTATGGCATTGGTTGGCAGTTGGCTGGAGACCCATGACCAGGACCGTGACGGCCTGCCAAATGCGGTTTTCGACGTGACCATGCTCGACAACGATCTGGCCGATATCGACATCAAGCTGCAATTCAGCGAGCCGCAGTACCTGACCGAAGATCCGGACGGCGAGATCCATGCCTTTGACCAGACCTGGTCCTTTGTCCCGTTCGAACTGTGGGTGGCTGAGAAGGGCGAGGTGACTGGCGATGGCGCGTAGCACCTTCGAACTCGACGTGCGTGGCCTGCTGGGTGCCGAAGAGCAACTGGCACTGCTGGATCTGCCCCCACAACTGCGCCGGCGTCTGCTCAACAACGTGACCAAGCGCGTGCGCAGCATGAGTCGCCAGCGGATCCGCGACCAGAAGAACCTGGACGGTTCGCCGTTCGCCCCGCGCAAAGGCCCGACCAAGGGCAAAAAGAAGATGGAAGCCGGCCTGGGCAAGCTGCTCGAGGTCACCCGCGTCAGTTCAGAGGAAGCCGAACTGGGCTGGCGCAACGCGTTGACCCGTTGGGTGGCCACGCAGCAGCACAACGGTGTGTCCGAGCGACGTACCGCCGCGCAGATGCGCCAGTGGAACAAGGTTCCCGAAGGCCTGGCTGCCACCGAAAAGCAGGCCAAGCGCCTACGCCGCCTCGGGTTCAAGACCCGCCAGGCTGGCAAAAAAACCCTAACACGTCCGTCCGTGGCGTGGATTCAGCAGCACGTGAACTACGCCAAGGCGGGCCTGCTGATTCGCATCCTGGACGACGAACAAACCGAGTCATCTGGTGCGCAAAGCTGGGACATCACCCTGCCGAAACGTCAGTTCCTCGGCCCTGGCACCGAATCAGAAACCAGCGCGCTGGTGAACCTGGTGCTGCAACAAATCCTAAATTCACCCCGCTAAGCGAGGCACTGCATGGCACTCGGTAAAGTCAGCGTCAACAATCTCAATCTCAGCCAGGGCGCTGTGACTGAGGTTGAAAAATACTTCCTGTTCATCGGCACCGGCTCCAAAAGCCAAGGCCAGGTACTCGCCATCAACACTGATAGCGACCTGGACGTGATGCTGGGCATCCCTGCCAGCGACCTGAAAACCCAGATCACGGCCGCCCGCCTCAATGGAGGCGAGAACTGGGCGTGTCTGGCAGTCCCTATGGCTGCCGACGGCACCTGGCAAACCGCGCTGACTAAAGCGCTGCAGCTGAACTACTCGTTCGAAGCGATTGTGATCTGCACGGCGGTGGCCAGCGGTGGCGAGCTGTCAGCCATGCATGACGCCGCGCTGAGCCTCAACAACAGCATGGGCCGTCGCGCCTTTGTAATTGCCGCCTCCGAAAGCATCGCACCGACCATGACCTGGGCGGATTACCTGGCCGAGCAGAAAGCGATCACCGACGACCTGTTAGCTCCGCGTGTCCTGTGCGTGCCGCAGCTGCATGGCAACGACCTGGGCGTGCTCGCCGGTCGCCTGGCCAACTCGGCAGTGAGCATTGCCGACAGCCCCATGCGCGTGGCCACCGGTGCGTTGGCAGGCCTTGGTCCGGTTCCCCAGGACAAAGACGGCGTGCCCCTGGACAGCTCTGTTCGCTCCGAGCTGGACAAGTCGCGTTTCTCGGTCAGCCAGACCTACACCGACTATCCGGGCGTGTACTGGGGTGACGGCAACATGCTCGACGCCCCGGGCAGCGACTTCCAGGTGATCGAGTACCTGCGCATCGTCGACAAGGCTGCCCGCCAGGTACGCCCACTGCTGATCCGCCGCGTGGCTGACCGCCGCCTGAACAGCAGCGCGAACAGCATGGCCACCAACAAGACGTTCTTCATGACGCCGCTGCGAGCGATGGCCAAGTCCACGACCTTCGCTGGCCAGGTGTTCCCTGGCGAGATCGAGTCGCCTGCAGACAACGCCATCGTCTTGACCTGGAAAAGTAAAACCGAGATCGAGGTTTACATCAGCGTCAAGCCCCTCAACTGCCCGAAAGCCCTGACCGCGAACATCGCGCTGGACCTTTCGACCACTGCTACGGAGTAACCCCGCATGGCTGCAAAGATTGGCGGTAAGAACTTCGACATCACCCTGGGCGACCTGACTGTCCACGTCGAAGCTTGCACCCTGGATATCACTGACAACACCGCCGTGGCGCAAACCCGGGGCGTGCCAAACGGCCACGTCGAAGGTGACGTTGCTGCTGCAGGCGAGATGGAGTTCGACACCACAAACTTCAACCTGCTGATCGAAGCGGCGAAGACTGCCGGCAGCTTTCGCTCCCTGGAGCCGTTCGACTCGGTGTTTTTCGCCAAAGCGGGCGAGGAAGAGCTGCGTATTGAGGCCTTCGGCTGCAAATTGCGCCTCTCCAACATCCTGACGATCGACCCGAAGGGTGGCACCAAGAACACCCACAAAGTGCCGTATGACGTCACCAGCCCGGACTTCATCAAGATCAACGGCGTGCCGTATCTGGACGCTGCTGAAATCGAAGGCCTGACCTGATGGTTTGCCCGTTCGATCGCGCCCAGGCGCTTGAACAGCGGCAGCGTGACCAAGCGATCGCTGCACAGCTGGCCTGTGCGCGACCGTCCGGGCCAAGCCGCACCCACTGCGAGGACTGCGACAACGAGATCCCTGCGGCGCGCCAAGCGCTCGGCGGCATGACCCGTTGCGTCCCGTGCCAGTCCATTTTCGAACGAGAGGTTCAGCGATGAGCACGAGCCAGGTGGCGCAGGACACCGCCGTTGCGTTGGTAAAGGCGTCACCTGCAATCGGCGTTGCCGCTACTGGTGCGACAGGCGCTGTCGACTGGTCGGCGGTCGCCTACATGCTGACGGCTTTCTACATGGTGCTGCAGATCCTGCTCCTGCTGCCTAAGTACCGCCAGATGTTGCGTGATTGGAAGGTTAAGGCATGAGCCTGCGTAACAAGATCGCTATCGGCGCGTTAATGCTGGTCAGCAGCACCTTCACCGCGTTCCTGGGCAAGTGGGAAGGCACCGGCCAGAACGTTGTGTACGCGGACCAGCTGGCCCGTGGTCTGCCGACGGTATGCAAGGGGATCACCCGTTACACCAGCCCGGTGCCGGTTGTGGTGGGTGACTACTGGTCCGACGCTCGCTGCGCCGAGGTGGAAAGCCTGGTGGTTTCGAAAGGGCAGCTTGCCCTGGCGGATTGCCTGACCAATCAGGCGATCGGGCAGAACACCTTCGATGCGTTGAGCAGCCATGGCCATAACTTTGGGACGCCGAGCACGTGCGCCAGTCGGGCCGTGGGTCTGATCAACGCCGGTCGCATCGCCGAAGGCTGCAGGGCTCTGGCCTACGCGCCGGACGGCTCGCCGGTCTGGTCCTACGTGACTTTGGCCAACGGTCGCAAACAGTTCGTTCAGGGGCTGCACAACCGCCGGATCGCTGAAATGGAGCTTTGCCTTAAATGACCATTTCACTGACTCGCCTCGCCTTTGTCCTGCTGCTGGCCAGCTTGGCTGCCTACGCCTTGTTCGATTACGTCGCAGACCAACGTGACGACGCCCGGGGCGAGCGTGATGCCGCTGTTCTCGAGCTGGGCACCGTGACCACGGAGCGCGACGGCCTGCTCGAGGCGAAGCGAATCTCCGGCGAGATGCTGGCCGCCCGTGACACCAACGATTTGAAACACACCCTGGAGCTGAACAATGCGCTCGATCACAACAAGGCTCTGCAGCGTGATGTTGCTGCTCGCGATAAGCGGCTGCTCATCAAAGCCAGTTGCCCAACCGCCACCGCAATGCCCGCTACCGCCGGCACCGCCAGCGTGGCTGATGCTGGATCCGCCGAACTCGCAGCAGACGCTCGACCGGATTATTTCACCCTCGTCGACCAGCTCGCCCTAACCCGGCAGATGGTGCTCGGCCTGCAGGACTACATCCGCACGGTGGTCCAGCGACCGCCGGCGAAACCCTGAAACCCTTTTTTTCAAACCAACACCCCTACGGATACGACCCATGAGCGAAGTAAACCGCGACATCACGATGGAATTTGCTGACAAGGAATTCACCTTCCGCCTGACCCCACAGGACGTCACCAAGTACTTCAACAGCATGACCAACAACAACAAGGTTGCGCCGTCGCGAAACCTGTTGATGAGCACCGTCAACCAGCTCGAAAGAGCCACCCTCAAGCCGTATTTGGAAAACCCGCTGACCGTGATGGAACTGGCCGGTGCGGTGCTTGAAGAGTACTCGCCGGACATCGACATCATCGTAAAAAAGCCCTCGAGCACGCTGAGCGACTGACCGAGGACGGACTTGGCCAGCTGCTGGCCATGACGACCCGCTGGCTACCTGGCACCGAACCCACGATCGAGAACATGGGCTTGGCCAAGTGGCTTGAGGACGAACACTGGAGACGCATGGAGATCGCCGTTGCAAACGGCATCGCCCATGCGCTGAACGGATAAAACACCATGGCTGACCGCAGCGCCCGCTTGGCATTCATCCTCAGTCTGACCGACAAAGTCAGCGGCCCCCTGGGCAAGGTGAAAACCAAGTTCACCGACCTGGCCACCCAAGGCCAGCAGAACATCATGAAGATGGGCACAGGCCTGGCTGGCATGGCGGGGGCGGGCGTGGCCATCTCCGAATCACTGGAACCGGCACTGGAAATGAACCGCGCCCTGGGCGACGTCCGATCGTTGGGTGTGGCCGAAGACGCCTTGAACGCCTTGAACCGCAAATCGCTGGAGTTCTCTGTCGCCTACGGCGAGAACGCCCGCGACTTTGTGGCCTCGGCCTACAGCATTTCGGGCGCGATCAAAGGACTGTCCGGCGACCAGTTGGCCACCTTCACCAACACCAGCAACCTGTTGGCCAAGGCCACCAAATCCGACGCCGATACCATGAGCGCCTACGTGGGCACCATGTACAACCTGTTCAAAACCTCAGCTGACCAGATGGGCAAGAGCAAGTGGGTTGAAATGCTGGGCGGCCAGACGGCTCTGGCGGCGCAGTTGTTCCGCACGGACGGCGCGCAGCTCAAGGATGCCTTCAAGGAAGTGGGCCAGATCGCCAATACGGCGGGCGTCGATATTGCCGAGCAGTTCGCGGTGATCGGCACCCTGAGCAGCACCATGGAAGGCGGCGATGCCGGCGGCTTGTACAAGTCGTTTTTCGAGAACATCGGCGCAGCGTCCGAAAAGCTCAAGATGAAATTCACCGATCAGAACGACCAGCTGCTGCCCATGGCGAGCATTCTGGCCAAGCTGCAGGGCAAGTTTGGCGACCTGAACAGCGCGGCGGCTGGCACCAAGCTGACCGAGGCTTTTGGCGGGGAAGGGGCACGGGTTATCACCGCCCTGGCCAAGGATACCGACCGCTTTAAAAACGGCCTCGAGCAGCTGGGCAAAGTGCGCGGGCTGGAGAACGCCGAGAAGATGGCCAAGGCCATGGTGGATCCGTGGCAGCAGTTTGGCGCAGCCGTCCAGGCGTTGCGTATTGCCTTCGGCCAGGCGCTCATTCCGATGCTGGCCCCGCTGATGGAGAAGCTGACCGGCATTGCCAGCACGCTGACCCGCTGGACCCAGCTGTTTCCGAACCTGACCCGTCTGATTGCCATGGTCACTTTGGGCATCCTTGCCCTGGTGGTGGCGATCGGGGCGCTGACGGTGATTGGCAGCGTGATCGGTATGTTGTCGATGCTGGCCAGCCCCATCACCCTGATCGTGATTGCGATCGCCGCCCTGGTGATTGGCGTGGGCCTCGGGATCTACTACTGGGACCGCCTGAAAGCGTCCTTTGGCGACACCGCCTGGTTCCAAGCGATCGTGGCCATGCTGACCCCCGTTGTTCTGCTGCTCCGAGTGTTTGGCGCAGTGCTCAACGTGCTGTGGGTCGGTCTGCAGCAGGTCGCCGCGTTCGGCCTGCAGGTGGTCGACTGGCTGTCGCAAATGGTCGGTGTGACCACCTCGGCCAACACAGTGTGGGACGCCTTCATCTGGGCGCTGACCAACGTGTCGCCGTTTGCCCTGATCGGCAGCGCGCTCAAGGGCTTGATCCAGCTGCTGAACAAGATCCCCGGCGTGAACATCGATACGACCTTTGGCGACATGCCCAAAGCGCCGGAAATCCCGGGTATGGAAGCGCAGATCCCGATTGCGCCGGCTGCACCAGGTAGTCAATCGCCGGTTCCGAGCACGCCTGCTGTCGATCGAGCGCTGCAGGCTGCCCAGCTGCCGATGGGTATCCGTCCAGCCTTGTCGGCGGTCCCGCCGCTGGTGATGGCACCGGCGCCGACGGAACAGGCCGAACAGGCGCGCCAGAAGATGGCAGCGACCACCGCGAGCATTTCCCCAGCACGCCCATCGGCTGTGCCCCAGGGCGGGCTGTTGCGCAGCATCCAGAACAACACCAACAGCCAGACCCAGAACAAGGGCACGCACGTGGAAAACATCAACATCAACACGGCCAAGCCTATGACCCCGCTCGAAATCGAAAACATGATGAGCATGGCGGTGAGCGGATGAGCGAGTACATCGATCTGCTGGTGACGGAAAACGACCTGGCACTGGATCCGTCGCGTCAGCCGCTGCCGGTCGAGGATCGTGCCTGCATTGCCCAGGACATCGGCCACATGATCCGTGAAAGCGGTCTGCTGGTGACGCTGGTGGCTGAGCGCAACCGCCTTAAACAGCGTGATTGCATCCAGCAGCTGGAGTTGCTGGTAGAAAACGACGTTCGCCTGGTACCGGGCACCGCGAAGATCACCGAGCTGGCTGCCGGTCAGTACCTGGTCACGGCCACCACGCTGCAGTTCGGCAATCTGGAGGTGACCCTGTGACTGTGGACTTCAAGCAGGCCCTGGCTGACGCAGGCATTCCGACCACCGACGCGGCGCTGAAAGCGGCATGGGAAGCGGAAGTAGTTGCCCAGGGCAGCAAGCTGGCCAACACCAGCGCGTACTCGCCGTTCTGGCGGGTCATCACCGCCCTGGTCACCAAACCGGTGCTGTGGATCCTGACCTTCGTCACCGGCACGGTGCTGCCGAACTTCTTTTTGAAGACGGCGACCAGCACCTGGTTGGACATGCTGGCCTGGGCGGTGAACGTCGAGCGCAAAGCTCCGACCAAGGCGATCGGCTCGCTGTTGTTCAGCAGAGCCACGACCGTGGGGTCGTTCGAAATCCCGATCGGAACCCGCGTACAGTCGGCCTCGATCAACGGCAACGTATACGAGCTGGTCACCACGGCGGTGGGCAGCTTTATCGAAGGCGCGTCACAGGTATCGATCCCCGTGATCGCCATCGATGCCGGCAGCGGGTTCAACCTGGCCCCGGGTTATTACGCCGTGTTGCCCGTCCCGGTACCGGGCGTTGTCCAAGTGGTGAACCTTGACGGCTGGCTGGCCACCCCGGGTTCCGATGCAGAGTTGGACGACGATCTGCGCCTGCGTGCGCGCAATCAGTTCAGCGCGGTCAACCAGTGGCACACCGACTCGGTGTACCGCGCCCTGATCGCTGCTTTCCCGGGTGTATCGGCCAACGGTGTCTACTTCGAGCATGGAGCCCCACGCGGTCCGGGCACAGCCAACGCCTATGTGCTGTTCGAAGCGGATGCGCCGGCGGATACCTACCTGCAGCAGATCAACGCTCGAATCATGGACGAGGGCAACCATGGCCACGGGGATTCCATGTTGGTCCTGGTGATGCCCGAGACCCAGCACGACGTCAGCCTGCAGGTCTGGCCGAAAGCCAATATCACTGCGCAGGGCCTGATTGATCTCAAAGCCGATATCGCTTTGTTTATCCGGGCTGCATTCCGAGAAAGCACCGGCAGCGATTACGCCCCGACGTTGACCTGGCCACAGTCGCGTTTTTCGTTCAGCCGCCTGGTTGAAGAGCTGCACGAACAATTCCCGCGCATCGAATCCATGCGGTTTGGTAACGACGACATAGTTTCCGCGCTGGCCATTCCCCGCCTGCAGTCGCTTGCGGTGGTGTTCGCATGATCAAACTCGAACTGCCGTTCTGGTTGGACGGCGCAGAGGCCACCAAGCTCAAGGCCACAGCGCAAGCCTGGTGGGAGTCGGTCGAAGGCTGGCTGCGCTGGCCGCTGCTGCAAATGGACGCCGAGACCTGCCACCTGACGATTCTGGATCTGCTCGCCTGGCAGCGCGACATCACCCGTTTTCGCGGCGAGTCGGAGGCACTGTTCCGGCTGCGCGTGAAGTACGCCTTTGTTAATGCGGTCGACGCGGGGTCGGTGGCGGGCTTCCAGCGCATCTTCCTGCGCCTGGGCATCGGCACCTTGCGTATTGCTGAGCGTCAGCCCGACCGGGACTGGGACATCGTTCAACTGCACCTGAGCGACCAGCAGCTATCCGATAACCCCGCGCTTCTCGACATGATCATCCACCAGTACGGGCGCACCTGTCGCCGGTACGAGTTTGTGACCACCACACCGGTTTCCCTGGTGGTCGCGGCCTACGAGTTCAACAACGACCACCTGACCCTGGTTGCCAAATTCGACGACACCCAATCGGTGGGCCTGCGTGTGGCCACCATGGAATTCAACAACGACCAGATGACCCTGGTCACCCGCTAAAGGAATTTCCCCATGGGGGCTAGCATCACCCTTGCAGGCGAAAGCCTGATTGCGCAGAAACAAAGCACCGGCGAAGTCCTGGACGTCACCCACTTTGTCCTGGCCAACATTCCGAACTTGGACACCTCAATCGCGGTCGACCGCGCTGCCGGCATGCCGACGGCGGAACAGATTGTCTTCACCCAGGACGTCACCCGGCGCGGCTATTTGAGCCCCAATCAGGTGGTGTACAGCCTGATGTTGGCCACCGACACCGGGGACTTCGATTTCAACTGGATCGGCCTTAAAACCGTTGAAGGCGTACTGCTTATCGTGGCTTATGTGCCGCGTCAGCAGAAACGGAAAGAGATCCCGCCGCTGCAGACGGGCAACAACCTGACCCGCAACATCGTGCTGCAGTACGACGGTGCTCAGTCGCTGACCGGTATCGCGGTGCCGGCAAGCAGCTGGCAGTTCGATTTCAGCGCCGAGTTCGCCGGAATTCACCGGGATATCGATCTGCTGCAACAGCAGATGATCAATAAAATCGACCGGAATACATTTGTGCTCCCGCAGGCCGTGAGCCTGGACGGTCCCACTCTGGTTTACCCGGGTAGCACCAACACCTACAAGATCACGGATTACAACTCGCCCAGCATCTGGGAGTTGGCAACCGACACAGGCACGATCAGCCGCAGCGGCGACACCGTGACCCTGGTTATCGCGTCCAACGCTGTGGCCGGGGTGATCAACGTTACAGTCAAGCGGGACGGAACACCTGCTGCCTTCAAGATCCCGCTAGGTGCGGCGTCGATTGCCACGCCTCAAATCACGGCGCCGGCGGCGTCTGCAACCAACGTTGAACTGGAACCCGCCATCACTTGCGCAGCGTTCCAGGTCTACCCGGCGGGCTACGACACGCTGAAAAGCGTTCAGTGGCAGGTAGCGACTGATGCGGCGTTCACTGCCCTGGTAATGGATAAGACCATCGTCGGCACCGCGACCACGATAAACATAGGCGTGCAGGGTGTGCGCCTGGATTCGGGCAAGCGCTATTACAGCCGCGTCAAGCACATCGGTAACACCCTGACGTCTGCTTGGTCTGCAACGTCCTATTTCAACACAGCGACGGTCTACGTCCGTACTCCGACGATTTCGAGCCCTGCCGACGGGGCGACCAACGTTCCGGAAAGCCCGGTATTGCAAGCGGATGCTTTCTCTGTCAGCGGCGCAACGGATTTGCACCTGAACTCTGACTGGCAGATCACTGATTCCGCCGGGGTCGTGGTGTGGCAGTCGCTTGCTGACAGTTCCAACAAGACGTCGGTCATCGTGCCGGCTGCGATCCTGCAAGCGGGTACCAAGACCTACAAGGCCAAGGTCCGATACCGCAGCGTGAATTACGGTGTCTCGGCTTGGAGCCAGGTGATCACCTTCGTTACTGCAGCTCAGTTCGTGCCGACGGTGCCAGGTACGGCGTTTGCCGGTGGCTACTACGTGGGACGCTTCCGCGATGCTGGCCAGCTCTACGCGTTGATCGTGGCTCCGAAGGCAACCGGCGAGACGACTACGACCTTTTGGACTGGCAGCGGTGGCTACAGCGAAGCAACCACTGCCTTGTCGGTTTCAGATGGCCTAGGCAATACCAACAAGATGATCGGTAACGTCAACCTGACCGGCCCGCGTTGGGCTCGAAATCTACGGATCGGGGGCTATGACGACTGGTACATGCCTGCTCAAGATGAGCTGGAGATCTGCTATCGATACTTGAAGCCTACGACCTCGGCGAACCAGACCCTATCGGCGTCCTACGCAAAGGATCCAGGCAAAAATAATTCGGCGGTACCTGCCACCACTGGTTATACGACGGCAGCACCCGCGCAAACAACCAACACAGCCTTTAAAACCGGCGGTGCGGAAGCGTTCGACGCTAAAGCCTACTGGTGCAGCACCGGACAGGCCAACGCCAGTTACATCGGCTGGTATCAGAGCTTTGCCGGCGGTCTGCAAGACGGACAAAACCTCCAACTCTACAACTCCACGGCAAGCACCCGCGCTGTGCGTCGAATCCCAATCACTGGGTAACTGAGGCTGGTATGAAATACATTGAATTTGTAAAAGTAGACGCCGGCGACGGACTTCCAGAAACCCAGTTTCCGTTGCGCAACGGGCCAGCTGACCCGTTTCCAGGCATCACCATTGCCTGGTGGACCATCGACGAAGTTGGAGTACCCCACTATTTCGGTACCGCCCCGGATAAAGTCAGCGCCGATGCATCCGGCGTGCTACGAGTCATTGAGCCCAACGAATGGGACAACCTCGTTGTGTTGCGGCGCAGCGCAGCGCAAGAGGCGATCGATACCACGGCTGGTAAGGTCAGAGTGCAGTTTGTATCTGCTGGTGAGCTGATAGAGCTGGAATACCAACTGGCCGCTAAGGAAGTAGCTGCCTGGCGTGCAGCGGGCAGCGATCCAGAGGCTGTGCCGGTGGCAATTCAAAGCGGTGCCGATTATTCCCAGATCACTGTCGAAGAAGCTGCCGCCGAGATCGAGCAAACAGCCAACGCCTGGAACTCTGTACTGCTGCAGATCCGCGCTGTCCGCTTGAACGGTAAACGAGCAATCCGCGAGTGCACGGATCAGCTTGTGAGCAGTGTTGCGCAGAGCTACATCGATCAACTTAACAGCATTGCGAACACCCCAGTGCAGGCCGTGGAATGAACTGGACCCCGGTGACTATGCAGTGGCCCGCCGAGGCCACCGCCTGGATGGATGAAATGAGCGCGGCCAAGGACATGGCCACCGCCCAGCTCGACAGCGCATCCGAGCGCCTGGGCACTCTTGCCGACCAGGTCACCACGGACCTGAGCCTGATTGGTGAAGCGGTCAAAGGCGTTGTGGCTAGCGGCCGCGCTGCGCTGGACGGCCAGTTTGGCGAGATCCCCAAGTGCTTTGTGGTGACACCATTTCAGAGCGGCGTGGGGCAGGGCACCGGCTATCAGCGGTTTCTGTCAGCGCCGAACCTAGTGCAACGACTGGCGGACAAGCTCGAGGACAGCGCGGATCCGGCGCACCCGACCGGTGAGCAATACGCCCTGGTGATCCTGTTCCTGGGCACGCGCTTCGACCAGATGGCCGGGGTGTTGTCAAAATTCAATGCACTGATGCCGATCGCAGAGCTGCAGAAGGCCGAACGACGTGCCACGCACCTGTTCGAACTGGACACCTCGAAGTGGGAACTGCCGACTGTGGGAGCGCTGCCGCCCTGGGCGGATCTGCCGCTTGAGCGCTGCACCGTGCTCAAAGAGGCCAGCGCCTCGATTAACGGCCAGTTGGCCCGCCTGGAGAGCTACGCCGCTGACAGTTCGCCGCTCGATGACCTGGCCGCGTTGGTCCAGCGCAAAGCCGAACAGGCTGTGGGGCAGGACTCAAAACTCAACGAGTTGAAAGAGCTGCTGGCCGGCGGCACACCCGACACCAGCATGCAGTCGCGGTTGCTGGGTCCTGGTGATGCCAGCGAACTGCGCGCCCAACTGCTCGAGGGCGACGACGCACCAGGTCATGAATGGGTGCTGTCGTCCGGTGTGATGCTGGTCGGATCCCTGCAGGGCCTGAGCTTTGTTCGCGAACTGGTGGGCCTATGACCTTATTGTTAAACGGTGAACAGATCATCGGTAACCGCATGAAAGTGACGGCCAACCTCAAGATCGACAGCGACGACATGTCAGGGCAAACCAGCGGTACCGAGACCTCGCACAAGGGTTTCAAGCCCAAAACGCTCGCAGTCTCGCTGACTATTCCCTATAAAAAACTGACCGACCTGCGCACGCTGATGCGCCTGGCCGAAAGCACGCAAGGCGGTGGACAGCGCACCACTTACCGGATCGTCAACGACAGCGCCGAGGCCTTCGGCATTCGCCAGGTGGAATTCACCGACGGTGTGAGCGCCCGGGAGGACGACAGCCTGGCGCAATGGATCATCCAGTTCACCCTGTCCGAGAAGCTGTCGAACCCGGAGAAGGTCGAGAGCCGCCGCGCCGGCAATCCGGTCACGTCGCAATCCGCACCAGGTGACGGAGTCGCCGGCGCCGGTGATGGATCGAACACCGCGCCGCAGGAGCTGACCGGCTTTGAAAGTTTGCTCAAGAAAGTTGACACCTATTTGGGGCCGACGCCATGAGCATGAAACTGCATAAGGTTCTGACGATCGGCGGCGTGGTGGTTGCCCTGGTAAATGACGACGTGCGCCTGGACCTGAAAAGCCCAGGGCGTGCGACGTTCACCATACAGGCGGGGGGCCAGGTGAGCGGCCTGGTCACCCTCGATATCGGCTACAACGAATCCGCGCTCCAGCGGCACTTCATTGGCTATGTCGAGCGATGCACCGCGGCTAATGGCGTCGAGCAAATCGTGTTCTGCCGAGAGGTTGCCGCCGTGTTGGCCAAGTCCATGCCCATGAACCTACGTCACGTGGATCTGCGCGCCGTGCTGGCCGATATCAGCAGCAAAACCGGGCTGCGCTTCCGTGTTCCGGATCAGCCCTACACCAAGGTCAAAGCACCGTACTTCTACAGCCTGGCTGCCGGATACCAAGCGATGGACAGCATGGGCACGGTGTTCGGCATCCCTGACTTTATCTGGCAGCAGCAGGGTGACGGGGAAGTGTTCGTGGGCTCCTGGTCGGACAGCTTCTTTGGCGTTCGCCCTGCGCTGCAACTGCCGGTCAGCTTGTTTGACGGCTACCAGGGCAATCAAAGCGCGATGGTTGCGGCCCTACCCGGGTTGCGACCAGGCGCATCAATCAACCAGGGCGAGCGGATCACCAGTGTCACGCTTGCCGGCACACAGATGGCCATCCGATGGACGACGCAATCAAGCGCAGCGTAGAACGCCTTTTTCCTGAACTTACCGGCGGGTATCACTTGCCGCGTTTCGCCCGTGTGGTAGGGGTTGCTGACGCTCCCGCCGGCGCATCCATGTGCGACGACTTCCGCCCGCGATACGCGGTCGATATCGAAGTACTTGGCCAGGACGGTGAAGCAGATCCCGCCGTACCACGGCTCTCCGGTGTGCCGCTGCCGCTGCCATCCGGCGGTGAAGAAATGGGCATGTTTGCGTTCCCTCAGGAAGGCACCCAGGTGGTGGTGTGCTTCGCGTATGGCTCGCCCAGCAAGCCCTACATCCAAACGATCCTGCCGCATGGCCTGAGCTTGCCCAAGGTGCCGAAAGGTGACCAGGTGTGGCAACACAGTGATGCCGTGCAGCAGCGCGTCGACGCGGACGGCAACTGGCTGCGCCTTACAGACGGCAAGATCCGCGACCATTCCCTGGAGCGCGAAGTGGAAGCCCTGGGCAATAGCGAGAAATACCAGAGCCACGTCCAGGACGTAGAGAACCACTCCACCGAGGAAGTGGGGGGTATCAAGCGAATTAACGCCCTCGGCGCGCTCAAGCTCAATTCAGCCGGTACCGCCACGCTCGCCGCCGTCGACGACATGCACCAGGCCACCGGGCGCGACCTTAACCTGGTAGTAGGCAAGAAGCACAACGCCGCCGTGGGTGGCGACATGCTGGAAAAGATCCAGGGTCTACGGAAAAGCGTGGCCGGGCAAAGCCAGCGCTTGGTCGCGCCGAAAAACCATGTCGGGTCCGAAGGGGTCAACATCTTCCGGGTGTTGTGCGACACGCTCGATCTGCTCGAGCAGATGGCCACCCAGATCGCTAGTCACGTCCATGGCTCCGGCCCACCACCGACGACGGCGGCGGCATTCAGTGCAGACGCAGCGAAAGCTGCGTTGCTTTCGGCTGAACTAGGATCGGTAACGCTTTAGCTTTGATTTAGACGATGGCGAAGGGGGCCCGTACCATCGACTAATTCCTTCAACTCCCCTTGGGTGAAGCCGATGATTTGCAAAAAATGAAGCTGGAATAGAGCTTCCATCTTATTGCAAAGTTCATATAGCTGATCACCCGATGCAGCATCTGCTTCAAGGTCTTTGTTGTAGTGAGTGAGATAGTTTCTGGTTAGGGATATCTTTCTCGCAAGGCTGGATCGAGCGGATGAATTTCCGAAATAGACACCGAAAGGGCGAATGATCTTCACCAGCCGTTGGTAAAAGCTCAATGAGTTGCCTTGAGACAGTCGTCCTTCTAACCACTCCTCATGGCCTTCAGGGCAGTTCCCAAGGATTTGCTGCACCAAGCTGTTGTAGGCATCATCCGACATTAGTGCTTCATCGGACGTGCGTCTGTGGTATGTCTCTAAGCCTTGAGCCAGTGCTAGAAATTTGCTTTCCAAATATGTATGCCCACCAGCCTTGGTAGAGAAATACAGGTTTATTGCGGGTTCAATAAGTTCGTATGTTGTGAACCACTTGTTTAGTACTTCGTCCGCGTTATCTTTGATTATTCGGTAGCTAAAAAGCATAGAGCGCCAATGGCTTCTCGGCTGTTTTTCTGAATGCGGCAAACTGGGGTAATAAATCTTTATTGGTAGTAAGTATTTTGGCTCGTCTGGGTTGTATAAAATTCTTGGAGATGTGGCGGTTACATCCTTAAGGCTAAGTGTTTGATCCACCGCAAAACATAAGAAGTTGTTGAGACGCTTCGCAACGTTTAAAAATACTTCAAGCGGCAGTTCTTCACTGCTGCTCAGCTTAATGAATGTCTTTTGCCGAATCACTGCTTCGGTTATGTATCCGGTTCCAGGTAGTGAATAATGGAATGCGATTTCCATATTCATTCCGTTTGGCAACGAAAATGGTATTGGCTTCGGCGGCAAGTATTCGATGGTGCTCTTGCCCAGTAAATTCGAATCAGCTTTGATTCCAGAGATTCCTACCCACTCATCCAGCAGATCAGTAGAAAAGGAAAGGCTATTAAACGTCGGTTTCTCAAGGTGACTGTACTGCACGCCTCCAAACACCATTCCAACTCTAAGTCTGGATTTGGATATTCCGCCGAAAGATACATTTCGTGCTATGTAAAAACAATCCTCCAAAGTTACATAAGCTTCCTTTTCAATACTTCCCAACAGCCTTGAAAACTCTTCTTGCCCGCCCATCCGATTGGCATCGGCGAACCCTCCGACTAGTTCCAATTCTATGAGTCCGCCTTGACCTATGGTCAATGTTCCTGGGACTTTGTCATTCGGTAGATTTGGAATCCAGAAATACCCCGACCGGACCAACTCAGTTTCCATTCTCAATCTCTATCTCCCATAGGACTGCCTGCCAAGTTCCAAAGGGCCTGAGCAGGCATCGTGACAAATTTTTTGATCTTCAAACGAGGTTGCCGAAGCTCCTGATCGCTCGGTCTTTTGCAAGTTGAAGTTGGAATCCCCACTCAGCCGCCTGCTCGTCTGTACAGACGTCATCCTGCGGCAACGAAGACAAAAAACCTGCGGCGTAGACGCTGTTTTCGGTCATTTCCTCTAAAGACTGGCTTTGCTCAATAGAAGTGATTAGCTCCTCCATGTGCCGACGCAAGCTCGCTTTTTCTTCGAAGGTGTAGACGGTCATCAACGGATTCTCTGAATGTTTGGATAGCAGGCATTTGGCCATACCTGCGAAAAATCTGCAGCTGAAAAAAAAACTGGATAAAAAAGCACTTATCCCCCTCCCGCCGACGGGCTTTGCGTGATTTTTTTGTGCAATTCGCCGGGTAGTGCAAACCCGGCTGCAGCCCGCGCCGCCCGTGGGCCTCTGCAGGTGATTGGCCTTTTCATTTTGTGAAAGGTTTTGCGAGGAAATGAAGCGCGGTTGCACAGCGGCACACCGACCAGGTGAAAACGGCCAAAGGCTGACACCCCCGGATTCATTGGGCGAAAAATACGAAAACGGGTGTTTCGGTGCATTTTCAAAATCGTGATCGATCAGAAAGTACCGGTGTAATGCAATCAATCCGGGCAGGACGCTACGCGGTGTGCATCAGGCCAGCCGTGGCCTGCAGCCGATATTTGGGGTGAAACCAGTTTTCACGGGGCTGCACATGCGCTGCTGCATTCGCTCGCCATTTTGGAGGCGTTAAAAACAGGGTTTTGATGAGATTTGTTCTCAGAGCGAGGGGGGTAATTCTGAAAACAGCGATATTGGCTATACGACCCATCGAGGTGCACTGCAGGCCACGATTTCCGTGGCTTTCCGGTATTACATGGCGAAGTAATATCAAGCGATATGAAACGTAATATTTTCCTCAAACCCCCGGATTCATTGGGTTTTAAAGAATGTAAATATAGCTATTTAGAAAGGTAACAATATCGCCAATGTATCGCTTCGATATCGCCTTTTCCGGAATCGTTGAAAGCCACGGCCTGCAAGGGTTGCAGACATTTTTCGGCAGGCATATTACAGATATCGCTATTTTTTCAGGCCCCCACGGATTTTAGGATTGGCTCCTAGGAGGGGGGGGGTGCGCGACCTGCGGCTGTTGCTGTCCTGCTCTGTTAAGCGCACTTCAGCGTTGTATAGCCGACGCCCGTAGAACAGGTCCTGGCGGACCTCAATCAGAGGCGCCCAACCCGCTTTGTTACGTGGCTTGTTACGTGTAGCGGAAAAAACAAAGGCCTGCAT